AAACAGTAGCATCAATTTTAGTATTCGATGAACTAGAAGAACGAAACAATCAAACAGAGGAGAAACAATAATGAGTAATGCAGTTAAAAAAGATACGGTCTACGACCAATTAGGTAAAAGCATAGATGATATATGTAGCGAAGTAAAACAATTAAGGCTTGATAAATTACAATTGTTAAATGATCTTAATCATGTGCGTACACAATTGAATCTTATTGAAGATGCAGTTAGGACAATTAGGAATTTTCCAACAATCTTACTTCCTAAAATAAGTCCCTCAACTGGATTTAATATTGAAGATGAAATTGTAAAAGAGGAAAGCCCTTTTGAAGATTTTCAAAAAATTAAAGGAAGTATTAGTATAGGGGATAATGATGGACATAAATAAATGGAAAAGTGTTGCAATCAGCATCACAGATTACAAATTATTAAAAGGACTTTGTAAAGATAAATTTAGAGCTCCTGGTGCTATGATTTCTAAAATCTTAAATGACTATATAATATTCCAGGCCAAAAAACATAAAACTCCTGTTAGTGTTTTTAGGAAAAAACTTTTAAATGGAGACAGCAATGACAATGACACCAGAGGATCTAAAGCGAGTTGATACTAGAGTAAAGGCTATAGAATTTTTTACCATTGAGTTAGATCATGCTACTAATAATATTTCTTTATCTGTTAATGGCCAATTAAGAAATAAAATACATACACTTGAAGCAGAATCTTTATTTGAAAAAATATTAAAGATTATTAAATTAAAATTTATAAAAATAAGAAATGAAATTAAGAACTAATAAAGTAGTCATTAAGGATTATAAAAATCATTGGATTGAGTCTACTCCACGAGGTCACTTAATTAAAATCTGTTATGGTAAAAATGATAATGTTTTACAATTGGATCTAAAATGGTCTAATAGAAAACGAGATAAGTCTGGTAAACCT